AAAGACGCTTAGGTATAAAGTTTCTAGCAGATGATACGGTTACATTCACGAATGCCTCTTTACTACTGGTACATTCATTGTTAATGATGATCCTTTGTGTTTTTTATATCCACCTCTTGGATTTTTCATCAACTTAAACTTACCTTTCTTTTTCATAAAGTGATATCCTCGTGGTGCTTTCACTTTCATTATTTTCTACCCATTTTTCTTTTTTTCTTTTTACCCATTTTCTTTTTCTTTTTTCCCATTTTATGATATGGCATAGTTATCTCCTCTTTTTTATCTTGTCTTTTGGACAAGTATTCATATAATCAATTCTATTTTGTGCTTTATTTCCTGTATGCAACCCACAATAAGTAAGTTTACCTTCTTTGGCTGCAAACGCACAATTTTTTTTTATCAAAATACAATAATCAAACACTAATCAATGTCTAATTCTTTGCGTAATGCACGATCTGACATCGTACTTTTACTATTAATGACTAATTTTGGCTTACTTGGTAGTCTTTTTACTAAAAATTTCTCTCCTTCGCATAGACATTCCTCTAAGGGATCATCTGCGAACTTCTGTTCGACTTCAAAAACCTTTTCACACTCCAAACATTGATAATCGTATCTTGCCATAGGATAATATACTGTAAAAAGATTATAAAAAACTATCAAAATTTAGGATTTGTTGTCTGATATTTTTAGACTTCAAGTTATACTTTAACTATTATACTTTATTTTCTATTATATTGTCGTTTATAGAATTTTTTTTAAATCTTGATTTTAAATATAACCGTATTAAATTATTACTATTTACTTAGTCGTTATTTTGATCCTTGCAAGTAATACTAGTACAATACAGGTGTGTGCTGTAACTCGCCCTAGGGGGCATAAATCAAGCAAACAAGCGACAAACAAACAAAAAAAAATAAGATCTAAACAAGCAAAATGATCATAAAAAAATAAAAGGGCGATCCATAGGAACTAATACAAACAAACACAAAAAACAAAAGATGTTTTACAATAGTACAAAAAATGTATTGACATTTAAATAAAAAGGTTTTAGGTTCTTAGTATGAGATTAACAAACAAAGAAAGGGTTTTAAAATGAATGAAAAAAGAAAACAAGCAAAAAAACTTAATTTAAAAACGCAATACAATAGAACGATCTTAAATAACAAATTCGGCTACAAATACGCAATTAAAGATCAATTAAAAGAACTAATTAAAGATCTTGATGATTTAGATCAATTACTTTTAAAAGGTTTAGACATTGGAAACGCTGATCTAAGAGATGAGATCAATAAAATTTGTACAAATAGAATTGAAAACTTAGATCTATTAAGTGATCTAGTAAGTGAATTAGTGTTTAAAAAAATAGAGTTAAGATCAAAAAAGGATCACTTATCAAGTTGATCAATTTAATAACTTAGGGCGATCTATGTTGATCGCCTTAGTAAATAAGAAAGGGCAAACAATGAACATTAAAGCAAAAGCATATATTACTTATTTTGAGAACTTAAACCATATCAAAAAGCAAAAAAGAAAACAATTTATAATAGATTTATTTGACTTTATCGGCTTAATTTTTATGATCCTCTTAACTTACTTGATCATATTTTAAAAGAATTTTTAACAAACAAAGGTAAATAAATAATGTATATAAAAACGATTAGTAAAAAAGAATGGAATAAATTAAATAAATATTCTAAATATATAGGAATGAATAAAAAATTTTATTTAGTTAAATATGATGATTTAAAAGGTACATATTTAAAACAAGTAAAAGTAAAATAAAAATAACAAATAAAGGTAAAAACAAATGGAAAAAACATTAAAACAAATTAAACAAGACGAGCAAACAAAAATAATAAAAAATAATGGGGGGTTTTTTGCGTTTAATGATGAGCAATATAAACAACAAAAAAAACAAAATACTATTTATGTAAATATGGGTGTTGGTTTAATATGCCCAAAAAATAACGCAAAGAAATTAAAAAAAGAACTTGATGATCTAAATAAAAAAGCAATTAAAAAACAAATGGAAACGCAAAGTATTAAAGACATTGTTTTTAAAAATTGTTTTAATTATGAGTTGCAGTATTCTTATAATGGTTTTAAGGAATTAAAAGAAATATTACAAGATTACCCAATAAAAGAAACTGAATTAAGTTTATACTATAATCAATTTATAGATCATTGTGTAAAAAATGATTTAATATAAACAAAATAAAAAACTACGTTTATAAGTTTTTATTAATAGTTTTAGATTAAGCAAACAAACAAGGAAAAAATAAAATGATATATAAACCAAATTACAACGCTAAAAAACACGCCGAAAAGTTTATAATACTTGATTGGGCGGGTAATATTAAAACATTTAACAAAAAAAATATTATTGCTTTTGATACTATTCAAGACGCCGATGATTATTTAGATGAGCAAATACATAAAATGAGCAAATCAAAAGACGAAAAAGAAATTATTAAAAATGATTATAATAATAATTTTGATGATTGGTTTTTTGATACTAAAAATGAATATCAAATAAAACAATGTAAAGAGATCTTTACTAATTATATTTGTGATCCTTTCGGCTTTACACAAGCAATTAATATATAATAATAAAAGCCGTTTATTTAATTATAGACGGCTTTTTTATATAAGATTTAAAAAGATTTTTAATAATTATTTTAATAACAAATAACAAAGGGTATAAAATGAAATATAAAAAAAGATCAGATAATATTTATAATGATTATGAATATTATGTAAGTAAAGAAAATTTATTTGAAATTGCTTTTTTTAATTGGTTTCCAACCAACAAGCAAAGAAATAAATTAAATTATATATGGAAAACATTATTAAAACAACATAACAAAAAAGGGATCAATTAAGATCCCTTTTTCATAACAAACAAGGTTTAATAATTATATTATAATAATACCACTATATTCTACTATATTTATAAATATACAAATAATGGTTGCTTTTATTATAAATATGTTATAAAGTATGATACAAACAAGTATGAACAAAAATTTAAAAAAGATCAATTATATTATATTGGGCATAGTTATATCTTTATATCTCATTGTAACACCTATATCAGTTAATCCTAATTATAATTATGCCCTAAATTTTATTTTAACAAACAAGGAAAACAAATGGTAAGAAAAATAATAGAAATGAAAGTATCTATGGAAGTAAATGTATTTGAGGAATTTTGTTCTATTCCAATGGATTATGATGTAGATAGTTATGCACAGAAACTATGCAAGAAATGGGCAAAGAAAGAGCCATCAAAAAAATTTAATTACTACATAGATTATGATTTATTAGATAATATGAGTGGAGAAACTATTGGCTACATATATGAGGATTAACATTTAATAACAAACAAGGAGAAAAATAGTGTATAAAAACGCAATAATAAAATGGGCAGAAAAATCTTATAACGAACAATTAAAAGATTGTTTCAATAAGTACGATAATAAATTATTAACAACAGAAACAGATGAGGCGTATGCTGGTGGTTTTTGGGATCTGTCTGAGGATATGTATGCAGAAAATCCAACAGGTATGGAACAAGATAGTATTTATTATCTATTAACAGATTACTATGAAAGAGTACAACACAACAAGGAGAACAAATGAACGACATATTACCTGAGTGGACTATGACAGTAATGCTATTAATTTTAGCAGTAATGATTTTTATTTTAATAAGGCAATTTGAGGAAAGAATAAAACAAGTTAAATCTGATTTTTATTTAGAGGGATATAAAGACGGTTGTAAAGCAACAGCAGATAAGACAACAGAAATGATCAAAGATCTTAATAAAAAAAATATAGTAAATAAAAATGAGGTACTTTAATGACTAAACAAAAAATTATTGAGCAGTTAGATAAGATTGGTAGAAAGGTAGATATAATTACTGAGGGTTATACCAAAGATCAGATTGAGGAAAACATAGAACACTTTATTCACAATGAAAAAGAATTATTATCTACTTGTTGTGGTTGGAGTGCTTTGGGTAATCTACATAATGTTGAAGGAACATATATAGGTTTATGTTCTAAGTGTTGTGATCATTGCGATTTTGAGGAGGAGGAATAATGAAAGAATATACAGATAAACAAATAAACTCAATGATAAGACATTTAAAAGTAAAAGATATTGCAGAAATGTATTATTTAGATAACGAGCAAGATCCTGATAGAAAGTTTTACGATTATAAAACTGATAGTTGGCTTACTCGTGAAATGATTATAAGTAGTGCAATAGAAACAGGTTGGAAGGAAAGTAAATAAATTATTAGGTATGTGCAGAAAGGGGCGACAAAGCACACTAAGTATACACTTGGGATTTTGGTAATCATATTGTATGCCTAATAATAATAAAAGGAGAGTAAATGAAAATAGATGAGTTTAATTATGATGTAGTATCTATTGATTTAGATAGCATAAATCAACATTTAATAGATAATGAGGACAATCAAGGGCTTAAAAAACTTGAACAATTATCAAAAAATGAATTGCAAGATATTGTCTTTAAAGTAGATGATATGTTTTGCAACACAAGATCGGAACTTTGGCAAGATTTTATTTATGAAATATGTCAAAAAATTAAGGAGAAAAAATGAGTAAAGATAATGATTGGTATTCTATACAATTATATTTAGATGTCAATGAAAGATCAATGGCTTGGCTTTCAAGGAGATTGGGTGTTCATATAAACACTATAAGATCTTGGAAAAGAACAGGCAAAGTATCTCAAATGGGTAAGTTAGCATTGTGCTATATTACAGGGCAAACTTATGAACAACTATTTGGATCATAGTATGGGTTATAAATACGAAGTTCAACAAATAGGTTTAAAAGGTAAAAAATATATAGTCAATAAATTTCATATGGGGCAATGGATTTGTAAAAATTGTGAAGAAATTGTTTTGGAAGATTATACATACGAAGAAGATTGTGGTTGTTGTAAACCTGATTTAGTAATGTATCAAGATTGGCTAATAGACAAAGTAGAGGAGAAAAGAAAATGAGTGATGATCTAATTAAAAAGTATAATCTTGATGAGGACGATTTTTGGACTTTGCGAGGCAATAAGATTATATCTTTTGACGGAGTGATTAAGATTATAGAGGCAGAAAACATTAAGTTTGAAATGTCTGATAATCTTGATGTATCGCCAAGTGTAGCAATAAAAGTAAGAGCATATCAAGAAAATGATGAACTTGGTTTAATTGAGGAAATAACTTTTGGCGAGGCAAACGATAATAATTGCAAAAATCAATACTTTTGGGCAATGGCAGAGAAAAGAGGTAAAGCAAGAGCAACTTTAAAACTGCTTGGCTTGTATGGTAAAAATGCTTTTTATACTGATATAGAAAGTGATGATTGGACTATGCAAAAACCTACGATAAAACAAATTGAGGCAATAGATCGTTTAGAAAAACAAGCATTGGATAGTGGTGTATTAGGTAAAGACGCAAGACAATGGCTAAAAGAAAACAAAAATGGTATTAGAAATAATATTGATGTTTACGAAAAAGCAAAAGCAAGTCTTAAAAATCATCTTGGTTTGCAATGATAGATGAAATTAGAGATACATTAGACGGAGCAACTTTAATATTGATTATATATGTTGCTTTTATGTTTTGGGTTTTTGACGGATTTTATATTTTAATAAGGTTATTGGATTTTATATGGATCAAAGTTTCATAAAGGTTTATAGAAAGATCCAAGATAATTGGATTTGGGATAATCCGTTATATCTAAAATGTTGGATAGATATGTTGATGAGGGCAAGTATTAAGTCCTCATCAATGTTGATTAATAATCAAATTATAAAAGTCAATAGAGGGGAAATTGTATTTTCTCAAAATAATTTTGCTAACAGAAATAAAATGTCAAGACAACAACTAAGAACATTTTTAAAAAAGTTAGAAAAAACAAATATGATTGAGGTAAAATCTAACCAACTTTTAACACACCTAATTATTGTCGGATACCAACAGTATAATGACTACAAGCCAACAAATAAATATATAAAAGCAACCAAGAGCCAACCAACTAATAACCATATTATAAGAAAGAAAGAAAGTAAGAATAAAGAAAACAAAGACTTTGATTTATTTTGGGAGCATTATCCAAAGAAAGTTGGAAAGAAAAAAGTACAGGATAAGTTTAACTCAAACAATTATCCTATTGATTTAATATTAAAGAATTTAGAATTACAAAAGAAGTCGGATCAATGGCAAAACCAACAATTCATACCTAATCCTGAAACTTATCTTAATCAAGAAAGGTGGACTGATGAGGTAGTATTACCAGTTGCAGATGATGAGCCGATTTATGTTTACCAATGTGGTAAGTGCAAACAAACAAAGACAACATCGGAATATAGAGATTTATTTGTTTCGTGTTGTGATGAACAAATACAACCAATAAAGGAATACAAATGATGACATTATTATTAAAGACGCAACAAGAGTTGCACAGAAATACAACCAAATGGAATAAAGTTATAGAAAAAATAAAAAAAATAAACTTTAAGAAATATGATAGTAATCAAACAGTTGGTTTTATTATTGATGATATTGTAAAAGGAGAGTTTATAGCAGATGAAAGAGATTAATGATATAATAAATACAAAATGGAGTATTAAGGTTGAGGGAAAACTCAATCGTAATAATATTATATTCCATACTAATAAATATCAAAAACTTTATCAAAAAATGGAAAAATATAATAACTTTATAAAAAAACGAAAGAGGCAAGATGAAACCAAGTAGTGCAAAAGCAAAAGGCAGGAACTTTCAAAATAAAGTTAGAGAAATGATAATGGACAAGTTGGGTATAAATGAACACGATATAAAAACGGCAGTAATGGGCGAGAGTGGTATGGATATTATATTATCAAAGGCAGGTAGAGATACTTTTCCATATGCAGTAGAATGTAAAAAGGTAGAAAAAATTAATATTTGGAAGTGCTTTGATCAAGCGTGTGAAAATTCAGAGGACTTAATACCACTATTAATATTCTCTAAAAACCGTTCAAAAGTAATGGTTTGCTTTGAATTTACAGATTTATTAGATTTAATAAACAATAGCAATGGATTTAAGAGATTGACTAAATGAAACTTTCAGAGGACGGCTTATATGTTTTATCCTGCCCTAATTGTGGTAGCAAGGATCTTATTAAAAAAGGTACACAAAAAAGTGCAGGTGGCAATTATAGACAAAGGTATTTATGCAATAGTTGTAAAACCAAAACAATATATCCAATAAAAAACGATATAGAAGTTGTTAGAGAAAATGTAAAACTTGCTAAACAAAAACAATCTGCACAAGATACTAATAGAATAGAAAGAAAATCTTTTAGAGAGTATGCAAGATATGAAAACGCAATACATAATTTATTATTTGATATTCAAGCATTATTGCAAGAGAAAAATTTTTCAGAGTTTAAATTTAAAAAAGTTAAGCAAGGTAAAAGTGTTGGCGTTCTGCAAATATCTGATACACATTTTAACGAACTTGTTTCCTTACCTCATAACAATTATGATTTCAAAGTTGCTAGTAGACGCTTAAAACACTATGTAGACAGAGCAAAACAAATATTTAAAGTGTATGGAGTAGATAGCGTATTGATTGCAATCACAGGAGATCTTATAAATTCTGACAGAAGATTAGACGAAATGCTTAATATGTCCACCAACAGATCAAAAGCAGTATTTCTTGCAGTTGATTTATTACAACAAGTTATATTTGATATTGGACAAGATTATTCTGTAACCGTTGCTTGTGTAACTGGAAATGAGAGTAGATTAAAACAAGATTGGGGTTGGAGTGATTTTATGGCGTCAGACAACTACGATTTTATGATTTTTGAAATTTTAAGACACTTTTTTAAAAAAACAAATGTGCAGTTTGTAGTTGATGATCCAACTGAGTGCGTTGTAAATGTCGCAGGACAAAATTTATTACTATTACACGGAAACGGTAGTTTTACTACGCAGTATGAAAAAAGCGTAAATCAAATCAAGGGAAGATTTTCTGGCAGAGGTGTGCATATAGATTACATTATATCTGGACACATACACTCTGCAAGAGTAGGAGATATTGCAAGTAGAAGTAGTTCGCTAGTTGGAGCAAACGAATACAGCGAAAAAGGATTAAATCTATCAGGACGAGCAAGTCAAAATATTTATATTTTTCATCAAAATAAAAATATAGACGCTATGAAAATAGATTTGCAAAATGTTGGAGATGATTGTTATGACATAGATCAAGAATTAGAAAGTTATAACGCAAAATCCTCTTCAAAACTAAAACCAAGTAAAACCATATTTAAGGTAACGATATGATGTTAAAGTTAAATCCAAAGGAAACAGAAGTGCTTAAACATATTTTTGATAGTCACTATGTTAGAAAGTTGCCACCTGAAATTAAAAATGTTGCATTAGAAATCAACAGGGCAATTACTAATCCTAAAAGAGTGACAGAACAAGAGTATATAGGGCTAAATCCAACTTGGAAACATTGCGAAAATTGTGACGATTAATTAGTATGATTATAGCAAGATTACATCAATGCGTTTATAACGCAATAGTATCGCTTTGTCTTAAATATAAAAACAAGGAAGGTAAAATGTACTACAACACAACAAATGAAACAGGAAGTTTGCTAAGAAAAAAAACAAAAAAAGCAAATAATCAAAAACATAAATGCTTGTCATATTTTCAAGCAAATCCGTATACAATGTATACACCTGAAATGCTACACAATGATTTAGTTGCAACAAATGATATAAACGAAAATACACCACTAACATCAATTCGTAGAGCATTTAGCGATTTAAGTAAAGAGGGATACATAATAAAGACATCTAAAAAGCACATAGGAAATTATGGTAGACACTCTTATCTATGGATTTTAAAAAACTATCACAACGAAAAGAAATGGAGTAAATAATGGCTTACGAGCATAAAGAAAATAATGGATCGTTATTTAAAAACGATAAAAAAGAAAAAGATACACAACCAGATTTTACTGGACAAGCAAATGTAAATGGAACATTATATAATGTATCTTCTTGGATTAATGAAAGTAAAGGTGGTAAAAGATACTTTAAATTAATTTTTTCTATTCCTAAACCAAAAAATGATAAGCCAGTAGATCCACAAGACTTACCATTTTAACAAACTGGGGTAGTTTGGTAAAAATATAAACAATTAAATATAGGAGATTACTCTTTGTTAATAAGTTTATGCAAATACCTGGTTGGCTACGGCTACCCCATAAAATTATGAAAACATTAGAATTGTTTGCAGGAAGTAGAAGTTTTAGCAAGGTTGCCGATGATTACGGATTCAAAACCTATACAACCGATATTAGTCCGTATGAAAACATTAATCAAGTCGCTGATATTTTTCATTTTGATTTAGATAAAGCTATAACATACTTAGGTGGCAAACCTGATATAATTTGGGCAAGTCCACCTTGTGAAACTTTTTCAATAGCGTCTGTTTCACATCATTGGTATAAAAATCGCAGAGCAAAATCTAAACAAGCAAAACGAGGTTTAGAAATAATAAGATTGACTATTGACATAATACAATATGTAAAACCAAAATATTGGTTTATTGAAAATCCTAGAGGAATTTTAAGAAAGCTATACATATTAAAACAATACGAAAGAAAAACAATTACTTATTGTTCTTATGGAGATGATCGTATGAAACCTACTGATATTTGGACAAATTTAAATTGGACACCAAAACCTATGTGCAAAAGAAGTGAAAGACATTTGTGTCATCATAAATCGTATCCAAGAGGTAGTAGTGACGGCAGTTATAGAAAAATGCGTGGACAGCACATACCACCAAAATTATTTGTAGAAATATTTGAAACAATAAAGGAACAAAACAATGATTAAACTTAAAGACTTAGATGAGGCAATAATTGGTGTTGTTGATGATACTGCAACAGGAACTAAACGCTGGGTTTATGATTACAATAAATGTATTCAAACATTAGTAGAACAAGGAGATGATGAACAAAGTGCTATTGATTGGATTGAATATAATGTAATTGGATCAAATCAAGGAAAAAATTCAGCAATAATTGTACATAGGAGAAACAATGATTAACGAAGGAATGTTTACATCAAACAAAGATGATTGGCAAACTCCAAAATGGTTATTTGACAAATTAAACAAACATTTCAAATTTAATTTAGATGTATGTGCAAATGATGAAAACGCTTTATGTAATAAATATTATACAAGTTATGATAGTTGTTTAGATAAAGATTGGGAGGTGTGCAACTTTATGAATCCACCTTACGGTAGAGAAATTTCTAATTTTGTAAAAAAAGCACACGATCAATGGTTAGAAAATGATTGCACCACCGTTGCATTGCTACCTGCGAGAACTGATACTAAATGGTTTCACGAATATATTTATTTACCTGCTACTATTATATTTATTAAAGGACGATTAAAGTTTGAAGGTGGAGAAAAATTAGCACCTGCACCTTTTCCAAGTATGGTAGTTGTATGGTGGGGTATGGAAAAAATTAACGATCAAGACTTTTTGAGCGACGAACAACTAGAAAAACTTATAAATTCAAAATAACGCACTATTTGGGGTTGTCATACCACTTTGTTGTATCACGCTTACGATATGCTATTAAAAGTCTTTTTATGGCTATGTAGGGGTATTTTAAGAAGAAAAATTTCTTATAATTGCTCTTCAATTTCAATATCAACATTGAAAGCATTATAAGCCACTTCTGATATGTTTAATTTGTTATTTACAAAGCGAACTTCGGTAGCAGTAGAGAAATCATCTTCACTATAAAAAAAAGAATTTAGTTGCCCTTTGGCATAATCAAATAAAGCCACTAATTTATTTTTATCAGCAGAACTTAAATTTGAATATGATAACTTTCTTGAAAATCTGGAAGTGCTATGATTTGCTACTGCGTATGTTTTCCCACTTAAAGATTTTCTTGCAACTATACCGTCATACTCTTTTGGTTGTTCGGACGCTATATTTGGATTACGACTTGGAGAATAAGTTGCTTTGTCTGATCCGTTAGACGCTGTTGAGTATTTTGCAGATTGTATAGCCATAATTTAATTTACCTCTTTTTATATTTCTCTCAAAGTTACTTTTAAACTACCTGGACTTCTTGCAATGGAAATCACTATAAATATAGTGCTAGTAGTCAATCCGTTAAATACAGGCATATTATTTATTACTGTACTTTCAAACTGACAAAAATCTCCTACTTCCATACCATAAAAATATTTACTACTATCGCCACTATTAGAACTTTGCGAGTTTATTATTTCTACATTAGCCGTAAATTTTGGAACACCATTTATAGTTCTATAATAATTAGCAAAACTGTCGTTTCTATTTCCCGATCCAGTATTTATAGCAGATGTTGATTTATCTAAATCTCCATCATCTATCAATATATCTAATGTGTTAGTTACTATATTTTCATTGCTTTGTATATTATAATTTGATCGTATAGAATTTGTAGTATCTTCTGCTGTTTGTTCATATATCTGTTTATCTGTAATTGGACTTTTTTGATATTTTATAATTCTTTTGGTAACTAGTTTATCTATAGGACTAACTGATAAGTCAAAAGAAGATATATCTTCTAAACCTATTTTATGATCTACTGTCGGATTACTATTCGGTATATGAATATATTGAGGTTTATCATCACTAGTTCTAAATCTGAATACGAATCCACCTTCAAATTGTATTTTTTCTAAAAGTTTTTTTACTTCTATTGGTTTTGTATTCCAATATTCTACTTTCCAACCAGATCGAGCAGATGCCATATCACTATATCCCTCTGGTGTTTCTGACGATCCACCTCTGCCAGTAAACCTCGATAGTATATCTCTGTGCATATCAATTACGTTTGTTACTACGCCACTTCCAAAATGTTTTTCAAATCCGTCACCACCAAAATATAATTTTTTTATAGAGGTTACAGCAGATTGATGCTCCAATGGATTTGATTCACTATCAGATGATCCTTCGTCTACAATTTCTGCCTTTGCAATAATTTGTATATCTTTAATTTTTACAGTCATTGAAGAAGTTTCTGCGTTGTGCATATTTACACTATTAAACAATAAAGATATTTCAAAACTAGCAGGAGCATTACCGTCAGACTTAGAAAAATCAGATAAAAAATCAAATGTATGACTAAATGATCCGTTAGCATCTTTTGAATCATCAGTTTCTGTTTCTACTGTATCATCTCCGTCAAACAAACCACGACATTGTACTGATACTTCGTATGCGTCTTGTGAACTTGATCCACCAAAACCATTATTATAACTTGCAACATCGTAGGAAATAAAAACACTATATGCTGTAACTTTATGATCCTCTTTTGTAGGACTAAATTTTATTCTAAAAAAATCATTGGCGTCCTTGTCAGAGTTTGTTGCTGCCGAAGTAACTCTATGATTTATTTGAAAAAAACTGCTTGTACTTGTATCTGTTGCATTTGCCTGTGGATTTAAACCTTCTAATTCGAAAGGATCTGCGTGTACATTGTCACTATCAATTACTTCTGAAGTTGAATCTATCTTCGGACGATATTTATATTCTCTCAATAAATTAAGTTGTGATTGTATTACATTTCTATTTGTATCTGCTGTTTCAGATTCGTATGTATTTATAGATGTTAGATTATTTGTTTTATTATTACTACCGTCTAATTGTTCTATTGGTGCAAATATAGGATAAGAGTCAGAATTTCTAAAAGCATCTTTAACAGGATAATGCAAAAATTCATTAGAAAAAGATCTGTGTATCAAGCAATTATATCTACCACCATTCAAAGTATCTACTTCTACTGGAAAAACTTTTACATCGCTATCTTCGTCTACTAATGCAGGACTAGCGTCTGTCGAGGCAACTGTTTTTTTATAATCTCCATAAACAATAGGATAATAATTACCAGAGTCTGATTGAAATTGTGGTATTTTTATAAAATCTATAGGTGTTGCAGACGCAATAGTTAAAGTTACTTGATGATTGCTATTTAACTTTACATCTTTAAGTCTACCTGTAAATACTGTCAAATAATCTCCACTAGATATACTGCCTACTTTAGACTGAACAGTAACAGTATGATTCAAATAATACCTTGTGCCTTGATTTAATATTTCTTCTGATAATTTAGCGTCAGAGTGATTAGCTAATTGTCCATTGTGACACACTATACTAATATTTCCTGTTTTTGCCGTACCTTTTTCTAAATCAATAGATTCACGAATTGACATATTATTTAAAATAAAAGGGTGGTAAACGGCATCTGTACCTGCACCTACTTCTTCCGTGCCTAATCTTATGTATGCTGCTGTTCCACTACCACCAGTATTTGATATTTGTACTAGCCAAGATTCTGCAAATCCCTGTGCTAATGCAGATCGATAATTAGATTGTAATGTTAAAGCCATTATGCAAGATTTCTCCCTACGGCATTTTCTATTTCTGGTATAAGCGTATCTCTTACAAACTCATCTGTGCCAAGTATATTACCATTTAAGTTAATAGTAACAGAACTATCTCCACCTGCAGATCCACCTGCATTACCGAGAGGTGTTACTTGAACTCTTTCTCTACCTGTTGGATTATCTCCAACCATAATCATTTGTCTACCTTGTGTAATAAAGTCTGCTCCGATTGCTGCTTTTCTTGCTGCATCTATCTGTGATTTAAATTGTGCAACTTTTGTCATACCTGCAGCAAATAAACTTAATGCTTTACCAAGACTTCCTTCTTTCAATGCTTCTGTAAATGCTAATAAAGTATTACCAATAGCTAACGCTTGGCGAAGTCTTAATAATGATATAGTGACTTCTTTGTTGCCTTTAGAAAACTGCATTGCTGCACCTGCTAAATCATCAAATGCTTTTATAGAATCCTCGTTTTCTTCTTTAAATTTTACTAAATCATCTCCGAGTTTTTGTAAGAAACTTCTTTCATCTTCGCCACCTAAACCAGTTTCTTGTTGATATTTTAATATTGCTTCTCTTAATAAATTTATTTGATCTATGGTTGCTTGATTTTCATCAAAAGATATTTCTCCACTAAATATTCGATCTAATATATCTGCAAAAGGAGATACATTTGCCATTTCACTAGTATCGCCTAAATCTCCAAAGTTTAATGCCATAGCAGCTGCTATATTTGTCATAAAATCATTATCATTAAAAGTTCTAGTGAGTTCTTCTGGTGTTAAAACGCCGTCTGCTAAAACTTCATTAAAAAAATTTCTTAATTCTGTTACATTAGCATTTCTTGCATCATTGGTAAATTCAAAAAGTTTATCATCAAATTTGTCAAATAAATTATCAAATCCAAATGCACCACTATCAGTCATTAGTTGTTCTATGTTAATTGCAGGAAATCCAGTTTCTAATGTTTTAATTAAGTCATCAAAAAAAGTTACTTCAGTAGTTGGAATATCTCTTAACTGTTGATTTAACATTTGCAATGCTTCATTAGGATTATCTCTTAATGCGTTTCCAAACTCGATTACTCTTTGTTCATTTGATTCATTAAAAAATTTTCGTAAGTCTAAATCATCTGAAGCAAAACCTATTTCTTTCATTATGGACAACACTTTGTCATCTAACACATTTCCTAAATTATTTTGAAAACTAATAGTTTTTTGAGATTCTTTATTTAAACTTGCGAAAAACTCTGTAAACTTATTATCAGGTGTTTCATTTAAAGATTCTATAAACTCTGTTGTTAAGTTTGTAATACCTAATACAAACGGCTCTAACTTACCACCACCAGTTTCAAGCAAATCCCCAAATGCAGAACTTAATCTACCAAATGCTATAGTTGTAGCATCTACATTTAATGCAGTTCCACCAAACTGTATTTCTAATTCTTTTAAAATAATTTCTTGTGCTTTTACAGTTTGATTCGTTTTGTCTAACTGTTTAATCATTGCTTTTTGTTGATCGGTAAACTGAATACCTATTCTTTGCAATGCTGCTACCCCACGAGCAGGATCATTCAATGCTTTACCTACTTGTATAGCAGATTGTTGTAAATCTTGTCCGAGTGCAACAGAAATATTTAATATTGCCTCTGTAGCATCTTTAAATACCTGCCCTTTAATTTGTGTGAAGGTTAATAAAACACCTTGCATAGATAGTATTGTTTCATCTCCAATACCTGTCAATCTTTGCATTTGTGAAGCAAGTCCTTGCAATTCTCTTGAACTAACACCTGCAGCAAACTTGGTAGATCGTAATGTTTGATTTAATTTTGCTACTGCTCTTTCTTGTTCTGAAAAAGCTCTAATCAATCTACCAACTGTTCTATCAGCTAAGTTGAATGCAAAAGTTACAAGAAGTAACTGTGAACGAAAAGTTGCAAAACTTATTCTTGCTTTACTAGCATTATTTGTTAATCGATTAAAACTTACTCCAAATAATCCTGTTTGTTTTCTTGCTTTGTTTTGTGCAGCAGCAAGTTTCCTTGTTGCATCATCTAGTTTTTTTTGTGCGTTTGCAGCAGTCGTAAATGCTTTTGCTAGTTCTTTATCTCCAGTCGCTTCAAACCGTACCTGTACTTTTAAATCTGTTTCAGCCATTTTCTTTTATTTTATATTGTTGTGATTGAATATAATTTAACATTTTTTCTATAACATTGCACTTATCAATCCATTTTTTTGGTTGATTTCCGTATGATCCTGGATAAGGTGGTACTTTCATCTTTTTGCAATATATAAACTTTTGTATATCTCTTTGATATTCTTTGCTTAAAAAATGATTAGGACAAGAAAAAAACGGTAGATGTGATACGATTGCTTGATGCAATTCAAATTTCTTTTTTGATGTTTTATTGTGTTCTATTAACTCTTCTTTGAGAAGTCCTATAACTTCCCATACATCGTCCATAGATGTAAAGGTGTGAACGCTGTTATTCTTTTTTAGAGGTAACTTAGCTTTATATGGAAAGGTAGAATACTGACAACCCTCACACCAATCATCTAACAATATATTTAATTCTAGTGAGAGGGATTCTATTCCCCCAAGCTATTGTAATCCTGTATAGCTACTTGCAGTTCTGCTCTATCATCTATTGATAAAGACTTAATAAATTTATCATCTACTGATTCTACGCCTGATCTAATCCATAGCGTACTTAAAGCAAATTGATTTTTAATTACTGCTTGTCCGTCTACCATATCTACGACAACTGCGTCCATACATTTGTCAAAATCGTCTACAGACATCTCTTTTAGAGTAGCTTTAATACCACTCTTAAGTGTTATTTTTTTAGACATTGATTATCCTTTATTTGTTTATTCTATAGTGATAGCAACTAAATCTCCAGAAGTACCTGCTACACCTCTTGTACTTACTGACAAGAACATAGCTTCTTCTTCTGAAAAAGATACATCTGTTATAATTGCTTTCGGTATTGAAAAATCTACATTTCTAGTAACACTATCTTTTGCAGTCAAAGTATTAGCAACAGTTGATGATCCGTCTTGTCCTTCAAAGGTAGCGACTAATCCGTCTGTGTCTGCGTCATACTTAATAACAGAATCAAATGTTACAGATGCTTCTGGTAAAGCTCTTGCAATAATTTGAAAACTACCTGCAGCATTGAATCCCATAAATTGTGCATCATTTTCTATTGTACAACTGAATGATTTCATAATAGGATCTGCAACACCTGCAATAACTGTTACTGCATTTGTGTCAGCATCATCTCCATAATCTGTTGTAAAATAGTTTGTATTAAAGTGAGCTGTGCTAGTAGGATTTAAATTACTTGTAAAACTTGGTTTCATACCACTTTTGAAAGTTCCAGACATTTTAATTCTTCCTGATTCTTCAGCAATATCTCCATTTAAAGTCAATGAAGTTAAAACACAGCCAGTAAATAACATTGAGTTACTAGCTTCTGGAACGTTTAATAATATGCTAAAAGTACCTACATCTGCAGTAGATGTACTGTCGCCTACTTTTAACTCTGAAGGATCGTATGATGCAGGTATAGAAGAAGCACCACTTGCATCTTGTGTAATATTTTTGACTAATTTAGGTAAAATAGTTGCGTCTGCAATTCCTGAAAAACTTATTTCTTTAATAGTAAGATTGTTTGATAGGAACATATCTACTTCTTTTAAAGTTCTTCCTGCTCCGTGTCTTACATCTAAAACTTGTTGTGGATTCAATGAAGGCATTTCGATTGAATCAATATTCATTAATATATAATCTCCTACCGTAGAACTTGCTGTACCTACTGTTGCCTCGTGAGCAATAGCTAACTCAAATTCTTTCGGAGAAAATGCTGTACTTAGATTTGCCATTTTACTTTACCTCTTTTACTTTTGATTTTACTTCTTCTAAATAATCTTTTGCTAATTCTGGCACACTATCTAATTCTACAGATTTGCCACTATTAAGTTTTGCCCAGTCAGAATAGTCTAACCTTAGAAAGCTAGGTTTTCTAGGCATAAGTTCGTCTTTTAATTTATATTTTTTAGCCATAATTAACTCCTTACAATATAAAAAGATCCATCTGAAAGTACAAAGAATTTATCATTAGAGGTAACAAATCTCACAAACTTCTCGTGTACCTCTTCATATAGGACTGGAACTGATATTCTCGAAACGTAAGAATCTTGTATTCCTGCATCAATGTTGTGTTCTATGGTAGGCATAGCTGCATAAAAATAGGGTATGCTTCCACCATTAGAATTGTTGAATAAAACTGTTTCTATTCGACTCACATCTTTGTACATAACATCTAGTGCTTTTTCGTTATTTAATTTTGTATTGATTACATAATCCATTTCTATATTATATAGATTCATAAAACTATTTGTTCGTTTTTCTTGCAACTCTTGAGATGTCGGATATATACGCAATGACTTTGTTCCAATGTCTTGATGCTTTGTATCAAAATAAATCGGCAATGCACCTTTAAATTCTGTGCGTAGTTTATCTCTCAAAGGAGTCATAATTTTATCATAAGTAATGTTGTTTGATGATATTGCCACTATCTTACACTCCTCAATGAAATTTCAAATACTGCTTTTCTGTATCCTTCAAACTCATTATCATCTTCATAGCTTATTCCATCTACTTGTATCTTAAAAGTAGGATCAATCTCTAGTAAAGAATATAAAGTTTCTTCTAGCCTAGAAACTATTTTAAAAAATTTCTTAATAGTATTGTCATTTCTTTTTCTATCAATCATAAAAAAATCTATATTAAGATTGTATGTGCTAGATAGTTTTGCAAACATAGTTTGATTAGGATTAGATGAATTGCCTCGAATTACAACAAATTGATTACCTCTTATTTGATTTATTTTAGAACGAAATACTGGAAGAGATGATTTAAATTCATTTCTTAAAGCACTTTGAATAGTTTCTTCTATACTGGATTTCCAAGCATTAGTAGATACGAGAGCCATTCTTACCTCGATAGAATTGTTTGAAATCTTTACGAGTCATTTTGACTGAACGCATAGAGGCATTTTCTACTTCTTCATATATACCAGTTACTTCTATTTCCCACTCATCATTCTGTGTTGCAGTAGATGAATCACTTGATCCTTGAAATCTTATTTGCAATCCTGCTGCTAAATCTTGATAATCTCCATTAATAACTTCATCAGTTACAACTTGATTATTTTTTAATGTGTTATCGTCTTTTGCGAAAACAGAATATTTAGCAGTACCAATAGCACCACCAGTTGTTACTATGACTTTTAATCTGTCATAGCTACCAAAGTAATTTCCTCTAGTATCAACAATATTAAGGTTTCCAGACACAGATATTTTTCTTACAATTCCCTTAGAGGCATCTCCAGTATTCATATAGCTTAACTTTGCTTTTCCACTATTTAAGTCGCTAATGTGCATTTGTGCTTCATCAAAAAGAGATTCTGCTATATCGCTAGTTGGATTTTTCCCTCTCACTAAAAAGAAAGCTGCTACTAAAGAAGTAACTCGTCTAATAAGATAATCATAAGTTCCATCTTTTAACAAAAATTGCTCTCTAGGCAAATTGGAATCAAGCTTAGAATCTACATAGTCACTAGCATCTTTCATTACTCTATTTTTCAAAGTAACGAAATCTTCTCCAGCTTCCATCAATAAATCATCTGGACTACTGCTATCGTTATAATAATATACTGCATCTGTTGCACTATCATAAAACCATTCATTGTTTGCATTTACATCAGAAAGAGCAGATTGTGCTGATCCTAAATCTTTTCCATCTACAAACAATACAGTAACTAATCCAGAGTCGTGTGATACATACCTACTTCCTGAATCTACAACCCAATTATATATTGGTTTCTTTGTATCAAATTCATCTAAATTTGGAAAAGTATCTTTTAGATCTCGTGATGTTATATATGTAGGCATTTACTCTCCTTTGGCTCTTTTATACCACCCATACCAAAATTTTTCTTGTGTGGGGTTATCAGAAATTAGCAAAGAATAGAATAAAATTCTATATGAAATAAATCTATCTGCCTCTAATTTTTTACAAGCAGATATTGTTGCAGCACCAATTAATCCATCTTCTTTAATTTCAAAAGTATTTTTATTGTTACACGCTTGTTGCAGTATCTTTACTGCTCTGCGTTGCCCAGTATTGACTACACAATCAAAGTATGGATAGCGTAATTCTTTCGGTAGTGATTTGGCTTTAGAAGGAATCCAGTAGTCTTGATAATAAATTTCTTTAGCTTGTTCTCTAGTTAAGTTCTTGATGTCAAGATGAGGATAGAATCGTTTGGTTATACCGTACTTAGTTTCCCCACCTAAATCGTCTTTATCATTGACATATCCTCCTTCGTGTTCGAGAACTTTTTCAATAATTTCGTTGAACTCCATTATGCTGATCTCTTCACTTTTTCGAATGAACGCATTCCCCCCAAACCGAGAAGTCCAAGAAGTATTGTTGTCAATGTACTCATATCGAATACTGGTAAATCCACTTGATAGCCAAATGAATATACAAGAAAAAGTAAGAACGGCTGTAATACGAAGTGATAACATAGTGCTACTCCACAAGTCCAACCAACAAAAGGACGCCAACCTGCAACAAATAAACTATTGCTATTGGCTTCAACTTTATTAACCTCAATTTGTGCTTTGTTAATTTCTTGTATGAGTTGTGCTTTTTCTGTTTTGTCCAGAGTAAAGTCATCGATTTTATCTGCTACTTTATCTATTATACCTGCTACAACATTAAGTTTTGGCATTTTTACTACCTTTTTCTAAAGATTGTAGTGCTTCTATAACTCCTTGTTGTTTTGCTATTTGCATACGCAATTCTGCATTATTTGCTTGTAGCATTGTAATTTGCTCATTGCATTGATTGAATTGATCTACTAATTCTTTTAGTTTGGATTGTTGTTCTTCTAGTTTCATAGTATTCCTTACTTTATTTATATTTCTAAGAATATAATAAATTATGAATATCTACGCATTCTTTTTCTTGTTTTTCGAGAATACTTAGCTCGTTGCTTACCTGCTTTAGTGGCTTTTCTTTTCTTGCGAGTTTCGTATGCGTACTCTGATGCAGTCATTGCTTTGAGTAATCTTTCTGGTAAATATCTTTCTCCAGTTTTAGATGACGGCTTACCAGATTTGGTACGCCATTTTTGTTTTGTCCACCTGCGTAGACTTTTCTGTGATTTCTTGAGAGCCATTATCTATAACCACCACCTGCTCGTTTGTAGGCGAGTGCTAACATCTGTGCTTTTCTAGCACTCCATTGTCCAGGATTACCACCTTTATTTCCTCTTAGGATTTTTTGAAATAGACGCTTTCTAAGCGTAGGTTTAGTATAATTACCTGCTTGATTGACTCTCGATTTTCTTTTCTTTTTTCTAGCCATTACTTACGCATCTTTTTTAGTATTGCTTTTTGTAAAGCCATTGGTAATTTTTTTTGTTTGGCTGTTAAACCTTTTTTCTTTTTTTTCATTTTGCGTTTCATTGTATTTCCTCTTTAATTTTTTTAAGAACTTCGTCTTCGTTAAATCTCATTGATATTCCTGCCTCAAATCTCATTACTTCCTTGCCTTTTTCTAATATAATAATAGTAGGTACAGTTTTAATATTCCACTCTTTTTGAATAACTGCTCCAATATTTTTATTAGCAAGATCAATTTCTGCTATGTAACAATCTTTTAATTTTTCAATTTTCAGTCTATTTGCGTAATTCCAAGAAGCATTTACTTGT